TAAAGCCATTTCAATCTGTAAAGCAACACCAAGATTAGATTTCTTTGGGTCACGCTTTGCTTCAACCATTGCTTTTGTAGCAACGCTACGAGCATCAAACATCTTGCCAATCATTGGGGCAAGTGAGCCTACATCTTGAGCAGTTTGAGCCGCCTTTTTGACGAGTTTTATCGCCTTCTGGATGCCATCTAATGCGCTGATTGGGTCTAAAGGTATCATTCTATTAACAGAGGTACATTAGTCCTTGCTGCCTCATTCTTTAAAGAATTAATATCACGAATGGTTCGATTAAAGCCCTCTTGATCTCCTCTTTCTTTTTGAGACGCCAATAAATTCGTGAGATTTTTGTATTCACTATTCAAAATATCTTGACGATATTTCAAGCGTTCTTGATCGTTTGTTCCTGGTGATTGCGGTGCAATAGAACCAAGTTCAGGTGGCATTTCCCATTTTGGCAATTCAGGCATTTGTCCACCAAGTTCGGGTGGCATTGACCAATTTGTAGGCGCTTCAGGAGGTTGCTGTTGAACTGTTTGTTCCATTGGATTAGATACAGTTGCACCAGTCACCAATGGGCGTAAATCATCCAAAGATTTAGCAGATAACATGATTGAGCGACCTGCTGGCGTATCAAATATGCTTCTAGAAAGCGCCTCAATTGCTTTGTTAACTGGTACAGCCGCTATAGCCGCACCTGTTGGGCCACCAACCAATGCACCAAAACCAACACGTGCGCCTTGGGTAATTGCTTCATCAAGACCAGTTCCTGTCCCTTGACGAGTCATTGAACTTGTTAAAAAGCTATATTTATTCAACAAAGTATCAAGATTTTCGTCAACAAATGGTTGTAAATTGGTTTTTCTTGATTGTAAGAATGTAGAAAACTTAATTGGATCAAATACACCTGTGCCTACATCAGTTGCTTGCTTCCTAGCTGCATCGAAAGTAGCCGCAGCCACATCTTGTTTGACTTCTTGAGGAAGAACTTTTGCAACCATCAAGGCGGCACGTTTAGCACCTTCTTGACCAGTTGACTCAGAAGACACAATTCTTCCAACTAACTTTGAAATATCAGTTTTCAATTCGCCAGAGTTAGGGTCTTTAATCATCGTAATAGCTAAATCGGCATCACGAAGTGGTATTACATTACCTCTCCAATACGATCGAGCTTTTGACCAAGCATCGGCAACAGATTGATTTTGAGAAAGAGATTGACCCCAATTCTCAATATCTCTATCCATAGCATCAATAACTTCATTCAAACGAGTTGTTTCTTTAGCGCCAAACTTATTTTGAGCTTTAGCGGCTTGTAAGGCATCAACAAGACCTTCTCTTGCTGTACGCAAGTCAGAAAAAGTAAAATCTTTTGGGCCTTTGATTTCAGGAATAAAAGGTGTGCCAGACTCACTAACAATCATGCCAGCCTCTTGTTTAACTTCTTCTTTGCCTAATTTTGTTCCAAATGAACTTAATTTAGCTTCAAGAGATGGTCGTTCAAGGGCTTTAAATAAATCGCCATATTCGGAAATTACTTTGCTAACAGCATTTTCTGTTTCTGTTGGTCGAATCTTTGACAATTCATTTTTAGTAGCAAGTCTGTCTAACTTCTCATACAGTTTGTTACCTTCTTGTGTAGCATTTGTATAGTTAGTTTCAACAGCTTTAGCAATGTTTTCTCCAGCTTTGCCAGAATATTGAGCGCCACCAGTTATTTCTTTTTCAATTGTTCCACCAGCTTTTTGAAGCTCGTTAACATTTTGCTTTAGTCGATCAGCAACACCACCAGCCCTCAACCGATTCACAGACTCAGCCGCACGAAGCGCATCATTCCCAGTAAAGTCACCAAGCAACTTAGGACTAATTCCAAGTGATGCAGAAGCATCTTTAACTGCTTGAATATTGCTCTTGAAATCAAAGTTAGTGACTTTTTCAATTGGTCTGCTTACAGCACCTAAAGCGGCAGTAGCGCCACCACTAATCAAACCACCTTTTAAAGCGACTTCTTGACGGCTTTCACCTTCTTGTATGGGTTTTGTAATACCTTCCCATAAACCGCCAAATAATCCTTGTTTTAAGATTTGAGCTACTTTACCGCCTGTTCCAAACCAACTCATTGCAGATGCTGGTGCGGCAATCATCAACTCACCAACAACCTCACCCGCAGCGCCCATTACCTTATTATCGTAATTCAAGTGATCTGGTTGTTTTGCAAGTTGAGCATTAAATCTATCAAGAGTTTCTTGTTTAGTTAAGCCAGCTTTTGTACCAAGCTCAAGTACAGACTGCATAATTCCTTCTGCAATCTCATTGGCTTTGTTAACCTTACCTTTTTGAAAGTCAGTCAGGTACTTTTGTTGCAGTTTGTCTGCATCAGTTTTATTTTGCCATTCGTCAAACAATCCCATGACTTAACTCCTTAAAATTGACCAGCTTTTTTTAACGCTTCAATTGCTTGTTCTCGTGTTGGTTTACCACCATTAAAATCAATAAATCTTTGAATTTTTTGTTCTCTAGTCAATTCACTTGTTTTTGGTTGTGTATTTACAACTGGTGCAGATGGTTTTGAAGCAGTTGGACTTGGAATAGATGCACTAGGAGTATTAGGTGCAGTAGTGCGACCTTGAGATTGAAGTGCTGTTTTCTTAGCCTCAAGTTCTGAAGAAAGTTTTTGTTCAGCTCTCATCAGTCCTTCAATTGCACCAGTCATACGAGCTTGACTCAAATAAGTTGTAGTACTTGCAATTTGATCTGCTGCCCTAGAAGCATCACCCTCAGTTTGAGTTCCTTTAGCCATCAAAAGTAAAGTATTAACTCGCTCTGTCAAAGCACGTTTAATTTCATCTTTTTTAACTTGAGAACCTTGTTCTGGCAAGCCAAAAGCAGGAAGAACTGTTGCGCCAAGCAAATCAAGTGTATTAGAGGTGGCGTTATATTTAACCTCACCATTTTTTAATGATGATAAAAATGAATTCAATTCTGGTGCTGATTGCTGCAATTTAACAAGACTTGCATCAATATCACCAATTTCTTTTTGTGATGTTGAAGGTAAATTACCAGCAGTACCAGTTTGAACTGTTGGCTTAGGTACAGCGCCACCTTCTTCGCCAGTTGACATTGCTTTGTAAACCAATGGGAATGCTTTAGATGGGTCTGTAGCAGGAATAGTTACTGTCTGTCCACTTGCAGGATCAAAGAAACTTCTTGGTTTTGATAACATTTGACCAGCCATGTTCGCATTTGATAATTCAATCGAAGTTGGCTTTTCACCTGCTTGAAGTTTTGTTTCTACTGCTCGCAAATCAGCAATATATCGTTCATCACCAGTAAGTTTGCTTGGTTGCAATGCTTTTAATGTTTGCGCTTGTTGTAATGCAATTTTTGATGATGATTCTGCCAATGCCTTTGCTCTATCAATTAAACCAGCCGCAAATTGTGCATCCCCCATATTGCTGGCTAATTGAGCGCCTTTCACTAAAGAATTTGGATCAGTCAAATCAATTTGTTGCATCAATTGTTGTCTTGCGGCAATCAACTTCATCTGCGGGTCTTCAGCACCCAACAAACCACCACCCGCACGACCTAACCCAGCACCCGCAGAGTAAATCATTGCTTGACCACGACTCTCAGGAGACAAGTTAGCCATTGCCACACCTTCATTTAAGGCGGCTTGGCGTTGTTGTTGCTCATACATTTGTGGCGTTACACCAAATAATCCTGCTATATCAGCCATGATTTATCCTTTAATTAAGACCAAGTGCCTGGTGTGAAATATGGATTGAGTGCAGCATTTTGATTAGCTGAAGCATCGTATCCTGTAATCCAATTTGCAATGCCTTGTCCAAGAGTTGATGTCGGAGAAGCCAAACCACCTAACAAAGAAGCATAAGGATTATTTGTTACAGCAGGGCTAGTGAGCAATGTTCCTGCAGCTGTCGTACCACGCAATCCCAAATTACCCGCATTAGCACCCGCTTGAGCCACTTGTTGACCCAAACCAGTACTCATGGTAAATGGTTGTTGTCCAAAAGCTTCCAGACCTTGTACTTGTCCTGTAGCGGTCGTATAAGGCGTATAAGCGGCTTGTTGACCACCATAGTACTGATTCATAGCATTAGCACCCTGACCCAACAAACTAGTACCAAACAAGGTATTTTGTTGACCCGCCTGTTGAGCTTGTGCCGCCAATTGAAGGTCTTGCATTGCTTGTGCATTAGCAAACGCTTGAGCAACTGGATTAGCCGCTTTTAAGCCACCACCTTGGGCAATAGAAAGCCCTGTAGTGCCTTTACTCGACAAGGTATTGGCAAGGTTAGCCATTGCTGTTTCTCTGCTAGGAGCGAGCAAAGCCAATTGCTTATTGATGTAATCTTGAGCAACTGCTTCTGGCGACTTTTGAATGTATTGATTACCAAGGTTAAACAGATTTGAAGCACCAGTTTGCAAAGGAGCATACTGTGCTTGAGCCTGTTCAGCTTGAGTCAAACCAGCGTTCTGTAGAGCAACCAATCTGTCTTGTTGTGCTTTTGCTTCAGGAGTTAATTGATAACCCGCAGAAACCATTTGACCTGTTGTAGGATCGTATGTGAAGTTAGAAGTACCAAATCGAGTGGTCATTCCAACTGGTCTGAACTGTGAACCAGATACTGCGGCTTGCGTAGCAGCATTGATCTTATCTGCGGCGGCTTGAGCGGCTTCCCTAGAAGTCTGGCTTTGCAAAATACCACCAGCCAAACCTAATCCGCTAGTGATAGCATTACCAAACAGACTATTTAAAGCATTACTTGCAAATGGACTAGAAGTTGCACTTCCTATATCCAAAGCATTTGTTCCAAGATTAGCCATTGTGTTACCTATTCCTCCTACTGTAGGCGCTGTGCCAGCCCCAGTACCTAATAAACTAGTTCCAAGATTAGAACCTGATAAAACACCAGTACCTGTCAAACCAGTAGTAGCAGTAGTTCCTAGTAGACCTGCACCCAAAGCAGAGCCACTCAAAATACCTGCATTGGTTAATCCTGAAGATGTTATACCAGCACCAAGACCTTCAGCGCCTAAACCCGCTGTGCTAGGATTCAATCCCAAACCACTATATCCTTGAGTTATTCCAGCACCAGTACCCATGCCAGAAACTTCAGGAGCAACGCTAGGCAATGCTGCAGCAGTCTCAGGAATTGTTGCTGAAACAGGAATTAAATCAGATGAAAGCAATCCAGCTTCAGGAACAAGGCTAGACAAAGGCAAGCCTTCAGTAGCCAAACTACCCGCTAAAGCAGAACTAGCCGCAGGAGCAGCTACAGTACTGCCCAATAGTCCTGTTCCAGAACCATAAGCACCCATGCCAGCATCTAAGGCTGATAAACCTCCTAATTCACTTGCTCCTGCCGCCGCACCACCAAATAATTCGCCAAGACCACCTAGTCCAAATGCTAAACCACCGATTGCAAGAGCAGGGCCTACCCAACTAGGAACATCAGAACTAGATGCTCCTGTAGTAAAGAACAAAGGCTTTCCTTGAGCATCAAACTCTACTCGATAGCCAGTATTCCCTTTGCCTTCAAAAGTACCACCCCAAGCATTTCCTGTTTGACGCTCACTATATGTATTTGGTACTGTTTGACCAGTTACTTTGTTTCCAAAAGAACCATCAGGAAGTTTGCCGAACTGGTTTACATCAGTAATTCCAATTCCCGCAAGAATCCTAGCCATGTCAGCGGCATTGGATTCAGCAGAACCAAATCCTTGACCAGTCCATTTATCAGTAGTTCCTTGGCTAAGAATTTGTTGTTTTAAAGCATCAATTACAGCAGCAGATGGATTCTTTGGTGCAGAACCTAAGTCTTGCATAGGAACATCAAATGAACCACCATCTTCATAGTTCATTGAATAAAAATCCATTGGTGGTTTATAGACTGCCATATTTGTTACTCCACAAATTTAATAAGATTTATGCCGCCCAAGGAGTGCCAGTTGCTTTAACTGGATTCTTCAACAACTCAATCTGAGCCGCTAAAGATTCCTCAGTAGCTGATTTATCAACAGACTCCCACACCCATGACAAAACTTCAGCTTCTGTGAGATTTGCATAAGGAATAGCAGGAGTGCCTTCAGTCCATGAAACTGTTGCGTATGCAGATGCAGAGTGTTCGCCATCAACGGCAGTTGCTTGCCAATGTGCAGTCGTGACAAACCCAGTAGCTACATCACGATCAAGATTTGAAATTTTCCAAGTAGTAGTCATGTTAGTCCTTATTTAGATTCAAGAGTTGCAAGGCGTTTGCGGAGTGATTGAATTTCCTTGACCAACATTGGTACAAGTTTGGAGTAGTCCACAGCCATCATTTCGTCTGTGTCTGCGGGTTGATGTACTGCTTCAGGTGCGACAGTTACTAATTCTTGTGCAATAAAACCTGCACGCTGATGTGAGCCGTTTGCTTTCCAATCGTAACTACGAACTTTGATGGAATCAATAACGCTACCAAATTCAGGAGCATCAACAATATTTTCTTTAAGGCGTTGGTCAGAGGTAACGTTGTAAAGAACGCCACCAGAAGTAAAAGAAACAGAACCAACTTGTGATTCTCCATTAGTTCTAAATGTCAGCATTGTTCCTGTTGAGGATTCATTTTGAATTTCAACAGTTGCAACAGAAGACGAATCACCTCTAAATCCAGCACGAACAGCATACCCGAATGAAGTTGCACCAACATTCAGTCTTCCATTTGCATCCAAGGTCATCGCTTGAGTAAAGCTGATGGCGTTTCCTGCTGTGCCTGATGGGGCTGTGAACCATTGATGTTGTCCGCTTAATTGTTGATAAGAGGTAGCGTAATCACTTGCAATGTATTTTCCTGTACCTGTTCCGTCAAAGTATGTATTAGCATTTGCGTACAAGCGATTTAAATAACCCATCAAAGAAGCATTGTTTACTTGCAATGCTTTACCAATTCCCCAAGCACTAGGAGTAACTCCCAAGCCTAGATTAGTACCATCAAACACTAAACTAGAACCGCTTGTAACCACTTTAGAGCCGTTTAAATACGCTACTCCGTTAGCAGTACCACCAGACAAAGTTACATTACCAGAAGCCGCTAAAGTAGTAAAAGCACCAGTAGATGCAGTAGTTGCTCCAATGGTCGTATTATCAATGGTTCCACCAGTTATCGTTGGAGAAGCACTATCCAACTTAGTTGCAACAGCAGTAGCAATATTAGTGAATTCAGTATCAATCTCAGTACCCTTGACAATCTTCAATGGATTGCCAGAAGACAATGTATCTTTACTTGCAAAGTTCGTGCTTTTTACATAATCTGACATATCATTTCCTTAAACAATTTTGCCATTCTTGGCGTGTATTTCAATCTTTTGAATACTCAAAGCAGTACTTATGTCTGCCTCATACCCAGTTTGGATAACCTTGCCAGCACCATTTGGATAAACAGTCAAAATTTGAATAGGCGTTCCATTTGCATATTCAGCAATTCCATATTCAGCAGTACCATAATATGCCGTTCCCTGAGTAGGAATCTGTACGCTTTGTGCTTGGTAGTTATTTCTAAAATCATAACCCCACTTTAAAGTAACATACTGATTACTACCACCAATTACAACAACCGCTAACTTCTTTAAAACAGAGGTTACAGATGGTGTTCCAAGATCGGTATGGTTTGTGAAATACTGGAAACGATATGAAGTTCCATTGTCTGTATAACCTGTATAAGTTCCAATATAACCAGGCTTACCAATCAACAAAGTACCATCTACCTTTTGGCAGAAAGACAAAGGTTTGATACTGTCCCATGTTGTTACACGAGCAGCACCATCAGGCAATTGAGCCTTCATATCAAAACAATACACAGCCTGTAAAGTAGGCATTGTCAACAGATAGAAAGCATTTCTAGGCGAATAAACTGCCTTGATTGCAGATGTATCTTCACCAGCAATAATGGTTAAAAGATCATTCCTGACATTCTTGGAAATATCACGCAAAGGTGCAGATTTCTCTTGGACAGTCCTCAAGACACTACGAACACCAGTATCTGACAAGAAAATAATGTCTGTACCAGTATTGCAAACAGAATCCCTAGCAATACATCCAATGCCTTCAATCGTGTCGTACAAGGTCATTGTTGATGGCGATGTAGCACCTTGATATATCAAAATATTTCGTTTACCAAAAATAAACAAGAAATTATTGTGTGCTGACAATGCAACAATGGTATCCCCCCCATGAGGCCATACAGAAGTTGTATCCAATGTTCCAGAAGTACCAGAGCCAAACTTTTGTGGATTCTTAGTATCAGACCATTGAACTGTTACCTTGTCTGAAGTTGTATCTGCATTCCAAATGCGACCATAAGCAGAGATAACAACATTTGCTAATTGAACTGTTCCGTTGTAACCAGCTTCTTGGTCAACACGATAGTAAGTCGTTGTAGATGTGGCAGGGTCAAAGCCAATAGGATTGTGTCCTCTTTGATAGAAATACAAATCACCATCTAAATATGCTGTTGACCAATTGCTATCAGTAATCGTAGGAGCAGTACCAACTCCATTAAATGTGATTTGCGTTAGAACACCACCAGAGAGTTTGAATATCTTGTTGTTACCCGCACACAAGGTATAACTAGTTCCATCTCTGTCAATCAACTCAGTAATAACTTTAACATCAGCAGTACCAAGAGCGCCTAAAGAAGCATGAGCTGGTGACCATCCTTGACGAGCGCCAATGCGACCATATTGGTCAATGACACAATTATTTGCTACCAATGCAAAACCACTAGACAAATCAAGCGAAGAGTCCTGAGTATTGAGGCCGTAAAAGCCTGGTGCAGTAATAGAAAATGTTTGTATCTGTTGAGCCATTACACAGCCTCAAAAGAATCATTTTCAGGTGAACGAGCCAACTCTAGAGAGATAAGATCGGCTAAACAGTTCTTATACATGGCATAGGCTTCAGAACTATTCTGACCACCATCTTCACCACGCTCAACCAATGCTCTAGCCAAAGCACCCAAAACAATAGGTTCTTTAGCCAAGTAGGTCACATCTGAGTCACTTGTAAAGTCATTCTCAGGAACAACCAAGCTAAATCGAATGTTGTAAACAGCATCAGGAACAGGCCAGAAGTTTACTTTCATGTCACCATTGGTATCTACACGACCATAGGTGTAGTTCATGGGCATGGTAGTAATAGGAGACGAAATCGTGTAATAGAACGAATCGTACTGAGTATGAGTTATTGGAGTTAGTTGATAGTAACGACTTGTATTGATAACATCCATCGTTTTAAAACGCACACCAGCACCAGTTAGAACATAACCAGTTGATTGTCCAACTACAGTTGTAACAGTTATTGCGGTGTTAAAAGCATCCCAATCGTAAGCATCAGCTACTTGACGCTTTGCATCGTTGACATATTTGCCAACAAGAATAGATACTGTATTTTCAGAAACAGATGTAACTTGAGGCTCACGCATACGCACAAGCACATCATTTACTAACGATAGATAAGTAGGTAATGCCATAGACTACTTCTTTCCTTTATTTCTTTCTGAAATCGCTTTAGCTTTTGCCTTTGCGTCTGACTTGGATGAAGCGCCCCATGCTTGCAGAGATAAGAGTAACCTAGTAGGTTTACCATCCTTATACTCTGGGCCATTCATGTTGCCCATCCGAGCCAGAAAAGAAGCTCGTCTTGGATTGTCACCTGATTTTACAGGTGGCTTGAGGTTTCCCCCAGTTTCTTCATTATAAGATGCTCTGCCCTTGGAGTTCAAGCCTCCTTTGGGATTTTTTCCTTCGGAGCGTTGCCAAGC